ACCCGCAGCAGGGCTTAATTACACTTTTCTTGTAGAAACAACTTTTACAGGCGCAGGACAAATTAAAACTGCTACGACTGATGGGACAGATGGTTTCTTAGGAACTGCTTTCTTGTTTGATACAGGTGAAATTGGTGAAACAGACAACTTCCACCCAGCATCATCAAACGATATTATTGATTTAGGCCAAATAGAGCAAGGATGGCTAACAGGTGGATTCATCAAACTTACAGGAGTTAATACAACAACATGGTTTGTTGAAGCATTCCTAATGGGAGATGGAACTTTAGCTACACCATTTGTTGACAGTTAAGGAGTAAATTATGGCAGATGCAGTAACCTCAACAACCATACTTGATGGTGATAGAAAAGCAGTTATACAGCTTACTAACACTTCTGATGGAACAGGTGAATCAGCCGTTACTAAAGTCGATGTAAGTGCTCTATCTACAAGAAGTTCAGATGGAGCCACTTGCACAGGTTGTAAGATAGAAAAAATAGTTTATACAACTTTTGGAATGAGCGTTAAGTTGCTTTGGGATGCAACTACAGACACTATTGCTCTTGATTTAAACTCAGGGTATAGCGATTCGTTTGACTTTTCGGAGTTTGGCGGGTTACAAAATACTTCTGGAAGTGGTAAAACAGGCGACATACAACTTACAACAACAGGGCATGCTAGTGGCGATTCTTACGTAATTGTTTTAACCATTTTAAAAGAATACTAAATTAAGTTTTTTTAATTAATAAAATTTAGGAGGAATAAAGATGCCAAGAGGCAAGGGAACATACGGATCAAAAATTGGAAGACCCCCAAAGAAAAAATCTAAGAAAAAATCTAAGAAAAAATAAATGGCAACATCCAGCAGCACAGATTTTGAGCCAAATGTAGCTGAGTTCGTAGAAGAGGCCTTTGAAAGATGCGGTCTAGAACTTAGAACTGGTTATGATCTAAAAACTGCAAAACGTTCTATTAACTTAATGTTAGCAGAATGGGCTAATCGTGGTTTAAACCAATGGACTATAGAGCAGGCAACGCAAACTGTTACAGAGGGGACAACTAGCTATTCTTTAAACTCTAATGTGATTGATATATTAGATATGATTGTTAGACGTACCGTTAACTCAACTCAAACTGATATTTCTATGAATCGTTTGAGTAGAAGTGAGTATATTAATATTCCAAACAAAACAACCAAAGCTAGGCCAACTCAATTTTTCTTTGATAAATTATCAACCCCATCTATTAAAGTTTGGCCCTCTCCAGAAAATTCTACTGATATATTGGTTTTTAATAAACTTGTAAGAATGGACGATGCTGATAAGGCAACTAATACTATGGACATGCCGTTTAGGTTTTATCCTTGTTTTGCTGCTGGACTAGCTTATTACATTTCTTTAAAAAGAGCGCCAGAAAAATCAACGCTTTTAAAACAACTTTACGAGGAAGAATTTTTAAGAGCTGCTGACCAAGACGAAGATAGGGCGTCTTTTAAAGTTAGGCCTTATATAGCAGGAATATAAAATGGCTTACGCAAGCGCCAAATTTGCAATTGCTCTTTGTGATAGGTGTGGTTTTCAATATAAATTACTAGACCTTAAAAAAGAATGGAATGGTTTAAAGACTTGCCCAGAATGTTTTGAGGTTAAACACCCACAATTAAATCCGCATACCGCCCCTTCAGATCCTCAAGCTTTGTATGATCCAAGACCAAATAATGACGAAGAGCTTGGCGAAGGTTTTGTGGTTGTGGTAGACAATAATTTTATGAATCCAGCAAATGTTGGATCAAACTTTGAAATAACTGAAATGACAGCAAGTGTTGGAGCGGTTACAATAACAGTATGACTTTAACCGAACTAAAAACTTTAATACAAAATTATGTTGAAAACGACGAAACAACTTTTGTTGCTACGTTAAACGATATGATTGAAATTGCCGAAGAAAGGCTTTTTGAGTTAATTCAATTTGATTTTTTTAGAAAAAACGTAACAGGTAATTTAACAACTGGAAACACTTATTTGACAGCTCCATCTGATTTTAAAATGAGTTTTTCGTTGGCAATTATAGATAGCAGCAGCGACTATCATTACTTAGATAAAAAACATCCTAGCTTTATGCGTGAATACTCTAATGATGCTTCGACAAGCTCAGAAAGGGACAGACCTTTATATTATGCAGATTTTGACAAAGAGCTTTCTACAGCTTCTAGCAATGGATCTACTCTAATTGTTTCTCCAGTTCCAGATGCTGATTATTCGGTTGAACTTCATTATTTATATAAGCCATCAAGTTTAACCTCTTCAACAACAGGAACTTGGATGTCTCAGAATGCAAAAAACGCTTTGCTTTACGGTAGTTTAATTGAAGCCTATACATTTATGAAAGGCGAGCCAGAGTTAATTACTTTATACGAAACTAGATTTAATCAAGAAGTTGCTAGGTTAAAAAACCTAGCGGAAGCAAGGGGCAGAAAAGACGAATACAGATATGATTCTTTAAGAAGTCAAATTAGTTAAATTTAAAATGGAGAAGATATGGAGCCAATTAAAGAGCTTGAAAGCAAAACTGTTGCTATAGTCGGTCTTGGAAATAGTTGGTTTGATTATAATCTAGCAAAATCACACGGCACTCATTTTGATGAAGTTTGGGCTATTAACTCAGTAGCATCTGTCATATTTCACGATAGAGTTTTTATGATGGATCCCGCTAGTCGTTTTTATGATACTGATAATGCAGGAAAACAAACAAGTGGAATGCTTAATGTTTTAGAAAACGGCAATAAACCTATCTACACTTGTGAGTTAGATGATCGTTGTGAAAACTTGGTAGAATACCCAATTAATGAAGTTTTATCTTCTTTAAATTGTCATTATTTAAACAATACAGTTGCTTATGCAGTAGCTTTTGCCGTTTGGAATAATGTAGGCCAAATAAATATGTATGGTGTAGATTTTAGCTACAAAGGAAATTTACACTTTGCAGAATCTGGAAGAGCATGCGTTGAATATTGGCTTGCAAAAGCAAGCGATTTGGGTATAAGAGTTGGTATTGCAGGATCTAGTGGATTACTAGATACAAATGTACCAGATTATGAGAAATTATATGGGTATCATCGTTTAGATGATCCAATAATAGTAGTTAACGAAAAGAATGGATTAATTACAAGAAAATCTAGCGAAATAATTACAAACGAGCGTCAGATTGAGCCAACTTTAGTGGGTAGAAATGATGAGCATTTAAGGGAACCTAAAAAATGGTAGATAAATTAACGCCTGGCGGATTGCCAGAGCTTGGAGTGGTGGAAATAGCAACAACAAATTTTGGAGGCCATCCTCCCGAGTTTTGGGCTAAACAATTAACTGAAAAAATAGTTGGTTGTTCTGATGAAAATGAACAGCATATAAAAGACCAGGCTAGGGCTTACAAAGATTTAATTTATAAAGTTTGTTTGATATATATTCAAAATGCTATAAAATCTTATAAAGCGTCTTTAATTCAAGAATTAACTCAAGGAGATGCTGAAGACTTAGCAAAAATAATCAAAGGTATTTGAAATGGCAATTACATCAACATTAACAACAAGCTTTAAAAAAGAATTATTAGAAGCTGTCCACAACTTTAAAAACTCTGGTGGGGACACTTTTAAACTAGCTCTTTATACTAGCTCGGCAACAATTGGTGCCGCAACTACAGCATATGTTACTACTGGGCAAGCGTCTGGAACAAACTACACCGCTGGTGGAGCAACTTTAACAAGAGTAGACCCAACTTCATCAGGAACAACAGGCTTTACTGATTTTGCAGATTTAACTTTTGGAACTGCTTCTGTTACAGCAAGAGGGTGTATGATTTACAACTCTAGCGATAGCAATAAATCAGTTGCTTGTATTGATTTTGGTGGAGACAAAACATCAACAGCAGGTGACTTTACCATTGTATTTCCAGCGGCAGCAGCCAGCACAGCGATTATAAGAATCGCCTAGCCTTAAATGGCTAATATAACTGGTTGGGGTCGAGGCACGTGGGGCCAACTCACGTGGGGCGAGCCACTTCCAGTCACACTTACAGCTCCAGGAGCAGGAACATCTGCTTTAGGCACTGTTGCAGTTGATGCAGAAGCAAATGTAACACCTGCATCTCAAGTAGGAACAACAGGAGCTCCGACCGCTGGGGTTAATGCGCAAGCGATAGCTTCTGTAGCAGGACTTGTAGGAACATTAGGTTCTGTATCGGTTGAAGTAGATGGTGAAGCCAACGTAACACCTACAGGACAGGCTGGTACATCTGCGCTTGGAACTGCAACAACCGTTTCAAACAACAATTTATCTGTTACACTAAATGCTGCAACTGGATCTGTAGGAGCAATTACTACAGATGCAGAGGCAAACGCATATCCAACTGGACAAAGCGCTACA